TAACTATGCCGCTAAGATGTATGACAGCATCTTGCCGCATACCCGGCCTGATATTTACCCAGCTCACTTGCTTAGTGTGCGCGCACCTAATCAGACTGATGCGCAAGCTGAGTACATCAGAGCCAACTACAAGCCCACAACACTCAGCGTGTTTGAGGACTTTAAGGCTACGATAAGCCGCGCCTTTGCAGATCAGAATTGGTCCATCCGCTACACGCCAGAACTTGAGCCAATCTTCGGGGATGATACGTTTCAGCGTTATGTAAATAAGGAGATTGAGAAGTTCGGATCATTGGAGATGTTCGTCAAGACCATGCTCCCAACATTGAAGCTGATTGATCCAAACGGCATCATCGCTATCTCGCCGGAAGATGTTGAGACCATCGAGAATGAAGAGGGCGAAGAGGTGATAAGCAACGAGCTTATCAAGCCGATGCCGGAATACTATTCCTGCAAGAGCATCGTGGGGCAGAAGTTCGGTGAGTATTACATGGTGATATCCGATGACAAGAGCGAAGTGAAGGCAGGCAGCAAGATGGAGCATTCGGGCCTTGTGCTTGAGATATATGACACCGAAGCAATTTGGAAAGTATATCAGTACGGCAAGAAGTCCGATATGACATTCTCAGAGCCTGTGCTGTATTATCAGCACAACCTTGGATATGTGCCTGCACAAAAGCTTCAGGGCACTCCACAGCTAATCAATGGCGAGATTGCATTCCAGTCGCCATTCATCACCGCTGTGCCTTTGTTGGACCAAGTGATTCTCGATGAGTCATACTTGCAAATCAGCAAAGCCACAAGTGCCTTCCCTTTCATGGTTGCACTTGGGGAGATTTGCGAGTTCATTGACCGCGAAGGAAACAAATGCCAGGACGGCCAAATCTTTGATCCAATCAATGGCGGTTACAGGACTTGTGGTTCATGTAACGGGTCCGGAGTGAAGTCAAGATTCTCGCCTACTGGCATGCTATTAATCAAGCCAAAGACCGCATTGAGCGAAGGCGACAGTGCTTTATCTGGTGAGTACCTCAAGTTCGTGAGCCCTCCAATGGACACATTGAACTTCCTGCGTACAGAGATTGAGCAGCAGATGGCCAAGGCAAGAAGGATATTGCACTTGCCATCGAGTGATGAAAGCGGAACCATTGGGGAGGCATCAACTGCAACAGGCTCATTGAATAAGCTGCGTGCTCTTTATGCGTTCATCAAGCCTATCTCAGACCAGCTGTTCAACCTTTACGAATTCTGCTTGGTGACAATGGGGCAAATGCGATACGGCGAATTCTTTGGCGGTGTGAACTTGGTGTATCCAACATCATTCGACATATCAACTCCGAGCGACTACCTTGCTGTCATCAGCGAAGGCGTGAAGGCTGGTGTGCCTCCATCAATTACATTCAGCAATGTCTACAACTACATCCGAGCAATTCACTACACTGATGAGGAGACCTCAGCGATTTACGACCTGATTATCAATGCGGATGAGTTGCTACTTATGAGCAGTGCAGACATCGCGTTGCGTGTTGCAAATGGCACAGTTGAGAAGTATCAAGATGTGATTCACCACAGCGCACCTCAGCTGATCATGGAGCTCATTCGCAACTACATCCCGACTGAAGATGCACCTCGCTTCATTGACTTACCAATGAGCGAACAGATTGCAGCATTGAATCGCTTGGCATCGGATAAGATAGGCACGCAACTGGATCCAATCCAACAGGCGCAACAGGAGCTACTGAATGGCATCATTTGATTCATTAGTTCGCGATAAGATTGCGCTGTTCGAGTCAGTGCCTGAGAAGCTGGCAACGGCTGCTCAGAAGACTCAATCTGAGATATGGCGCAAGATTCGCCCTATCTTGGAGGACATGGATGTCACAGCTGCCGGAAACATCGAGCAGACTGAAGGCAACATAAGGCGCATTGCACTTATCAGCGATGAACTCAAGAAGGTGCTGGCAGGCAGTGAATACCGTGAAGCCGTTCGTGCCTTCCTTAGTTCGATTGATGAAGGCGTGCAGTTGACAAATGAGATTGCACGTACATTCGAGAGTGCATTCGAGCCTACTGAAGTGCAGAAGCAATTGCTGCAACTTAGCAAGCAGAATGCAATTAACACCTTCTTTGGTACTGGGCTGGATGCAAGATTCACGCAGCCATTCCTTGAGCAGCTGACAACCAACATTGCAGCAAGGGCCCCACTAAGAGAGGCTGTCAATGCATTGGAGGGATTGGTCACCGGCACAGAGGCGAATGATGGCAGGCTACTCGCCAACATCAAGACCACAGCAACAACTGCTCAGGCTGTTGCGGACAGAAGCTATTCAGCGGCTGTGAATGACGAACTTGGGATTGAGTGGTTCGAATATCTTGGCGGCGAGATACCTACAACACGGCCATTCTGCGAGCATCGTGAAGGCGGTATATATCATCGCAAGGAGATTGAAGCATGGGGAGATGGCAAGAATAGCGCAGGCATAAATGACATTCGTGACGGCACTTGGGCTGGGCGCATAGATGGCACAGATAGCAAGTCAATCTTCACTTTAGTGGGTGGGTGGAATTGCCGACACTATCTGGTGCCAGTGCCCGATCGTAAAGTGCCGGAGACGGTAAAAGCAAGAGCAAGAGCCGAGGGGTTTATTGATTAAATATTTTTTTACCTTTGTGATATGAGACACTTGATACTCTCAGATGGGCGCATAATAAAAGCCTCCGATATGGTGGCAGAGCATCTGATAAAAAAGAAAGGCGCGAAAGAGTTAGAATTGCAACCAATTAACACCCCTGAAATATATGCCGATCAAACCGGAGGAAGCACTGGAGATAGTGAACTTCCTAAACCTAAACGAAGCCGAAAACCTCGAGGAAGCAAAGGAGAAGTTCCAGGAGAACTGGGTCAACTCAAAGGAGCTAAACGAAAAGCTCGGAAAGATTAACGGCACCATTGCACATGTTGCAAAGCGTGCTTTCGAACCTTTCGGAGTTACCCTCACTGAGGAAGATTTCAAAGACAAGAAGGCGCAAGATGTTTTACGCATGGCCTCAGAGCGAGCTCGCGAAGCTTATGAGAAGCAGCAAGATGAATGGCAGCAACGTGCTGACAAGTCAGGCTCAGAGGAACTTGTAAAAGAGTGGGAGAAGAAGTACAAGACACTCGAAAAGAAGGTTACCGATATTGACTCAGCAAGGCAAGATGCAATCAATCAGTTCGACCAGTTCAAGCTGAAGATGGCAGAGGAGCAAAAGCAGAGCAAGATAAACCATACATTCGAGCGCGAACTTGGAGCCATCAAGCTTGATCCTTCCGTGAATGAATTTACCATCAAAGGCTTTAAAGCTACCATCAGCGAGAAGTATGCAATTGACCTCGAAGAGGACGGCAATATATTCGTGAAAGATAAGAACAGCGGCGAGCGATTGAAGAGCAAGGAGAAGGCAGGCTCATTCCTTAACCTCTCTGATGTGCTGCTTCAGGAAGCAACTGCTGCCGGCATCATTCAAAAGAATCCATCAGCAGGGCAAAGAGTGCCGAGACCAGGTGCTCCAATGATGCCACAATTGGAATCACAATCAGACAAGAAGATACGCGGCATCAACCCTCGATTCTTTGCGAAATGACAATCAAGCAAGCATACAAAGTATTGAAGCATCATGCCGATTGGAGGCAAGGGATTAATAGCCAAATGGTGGAACCAGCACAGCTAACCAAAGCACTTGAGATTGTGCTTGCATATTTGGAGAATAAACTTTCAATGACCACGTATGCCACAGTATGAAGGTTTCAACGTAACCTCCTCGGAACGTGTTGGGAAAAAATATAAGGCGGTAGATGATGACGGCAATGAGATTCACTTTGGTGCTGAAGGCTATCGGATTAAGCCCGGCACGGATGCAGGCAATTCTTACTGCGCTCGTAGTGCTAGCATCCCTTCTGAGAAAGGCTCGGCGAATTGGTGGGCTCGGCAGCTTTGGAGCTGCGAAGGTAAAAGGTCAGTAAGCGACAAACCTTTTTTTGGTAAAATCGAATTGCCTTAATATATTTGCCCTGTTTCATAATACAAAGTTTAGGCTTAGTAAATGACTGCAAGCGACGGCAGTCATTTTTTTTTGCGCAATTCGTAGCGACTGCATATCTTTGCAATTCTATGATGATGTAGTGAGTGCCAACTTTATCGGCACAAAGTAGGCGCAACCTTCCGGCCTAATAACTGAAGGATCTTCCAAACTACATTTCAATCATGTCTATATCTCGCATTCTATCGGAGTGTCCTAATGTGCAAATGTCACTTAGCGAGCTCTTCATTGAAGTTGGTCAGCGTGAGCAACTTCCTTTCCTTGAGTTCTTACTTTCACCTGAGAACGCAAAACTTATCCGCACTGAGGTTTCTCCAGGAGGCGGAAAATTAAAAACTGTACAAGCACGTTGGATTCAGCGTTTGCCTGAGACCGAAGTTGAAGAGGGTGGTGACATCCTTGCTTGTACTTCTACCAACACTTATGGTGACAGCACAACTACTTACACAGTAGATACGACTGACACTTACACTGCATCACAGCTTATCAATGCTGCTGACATCGCTCGCCATTGCCAAGAGAATTCTCGCTATGTGCTTGAGTCAGTTATGCGTTTGATGGATGTAATCGACCGAAAGGTTGCTTCTGCTGCTGCTGTTCAAGCTGTTGCTGACATCGGAAAGTGGGGCACTGATGTAGAAGGTTTCTACACTGTAACTGGTGACTGCTTGGAGATTGCTACAATGAACGGCACAACTGAGCCGAACCCATTTGCAATCGCTGACATTCAGCAAGCAACTCGCATGGCTAACTACCCAGGAGCACCAGTTGCTTTCGGTGGTGCTGCAATGCAGCGTTATGCTAATGCAATGGCTGCTGGCTGCTGCTCACAGTACGGCCTTGATCTTCTTGCAATCACTCAGCAAAATGGTTTCGGCTTTGCTTACGATTCACGTTTGGCTGCTGCTCAAGGTGATCAGAACTCAGCGTTGGTAACTACTGCCGGAGCAATCCAGTGGTTGTCTTTCAACCTTGCTGATTGGAACACAGGCATCACTCCTGTTGCTGGATCAAACTACTCTAAGACTTTGGTGTTCACACCAGCTGGAGTTCCTTGCGACTTGACCATGAAGGATGACTGCGGTAACTTGTCAATCGTATTGACCACAACTGGAAAGATTGTGACTCTTCCGACTGACATTTACGAAGCAGCTGACAACTTCGCTGGTGTTAACTATGTGAACTGCGTTTCTATCGTTAACGTCCCGTAATCGGGTCTATGAGTTTACTCTCGCAAGCCGATGAGGACTTATTGACCCAAGATGGATTAGATAATCTAACCACGCAATAAAGGGAGGGCTTCGTGCCCTCCTTTTTTTTATCTTTGTAAAAACTAAAGAGATGTGCATTGAATCACTACTCGGATTGAGAGGCTGCGAATCACCAGAGCCATCGACTGGACTCTATATCGATGACCTCGGAATCAACCAAACATTCTTAGGGCAACTTATCACGGACCAATACAACAATGGCGTTGAGCTGTTCGAAGATAAGCGTGCCTTTGCATGGCGCAAGATATCGTCTGATGTGCTGACTAAGCTCAGCCCGATGATGAAGAGCGACACTGTGATTGAGAACAAGCGTGTTGGACAAGTTGTGTCCAATTACTCCAATTCGCAGACTGCTCTGGGTGCAGGCAACTATGGTGGCATCAGGTTGAAGATTGACCCGAACACGGTTAGCTATTTGAACTTCTACCTTGCAGATGTTAACCTTGCAATTGCATCGACCAATACCAACGTGCCGGTGTTAATCTTCGACATGACCACAGGCAAGCTGATTCAATCGCTCACTTATGCGGAGGGTGCATTGGACCAGTTCATAGGCAAGACACTCACCTCAGCAAAGCGGAAGCTCGACATTGCGATTGTGTATGAGTCAACCATGAACACTGTGAAGTTCACGCCAAAGAAAGGAGTTTGCACAAGTTGCGGAGGCGGTCCAAAAGAATCGCATATCTGCCCTTTCGTGGATGCAATTGGGATTGAACTCACTACTGATGGCACGAATGTGCTGACCAGTAGCAGCTCAAGATATACCACAGGCATGAGCCTTACATATAGCATTAACTGCGACCGCCAAGGATGGATGTGCTCAATAGGTGGGCTGATGGCCTTACCGCTTGCATATGCCACCGCTGTTGAGGTTTACAACTATGCACTCACAGTGAGCCCGAATCAAAGGGTGAACACAACCGTTATTGTGAATCGTGGGTCTAAGCCCTTTGCCACTGCCGATGCTTTCGAGGGTATTGTGGCCGCACGTGACATCGCAGCTACACGCTACGGCGAAGAGCTTGGAGCGATGTTGCAGAACATGCGCCTGCCTGATGACACGCATTGCTGGGATTGCAAGCGCAACATGAAGTACGTCACAGCACTTCCATAACATGCCGACACCTGCGCAGATACAGAAGAATCTCGACAACTTGTATCAGGGATTTACATCAAACTTCACTGTTTTGTATGGCCCTGTTCGAGAATTGAAGCGAATTATGTTCAAGCGGATATTCGGCACAGGCTCATCAGGTGGAACCAATACGGCAGGCGAGAAATTGCCGACCAAGCCATACAGCACTACGCCAATTTATGTCAGTCCTCGCAGCCTAAGAAATGCACCATCGAAATTCAAGGTCGGCAAGAGAGGTACGCCTATTAAGTCGCTTTTCTTCCCAGACGGTTATGCGCAACTTAAGCAAGGCACATCTGCCAAGCTTCCATTGGAATTGACTGGAAGATTGAAAGGTGGATTCTTGTCGGAGGAAGTAATCACAGAAGGCTTGGAAGCTGCAATTGCTTTGCCTGGATCTGAGACTGGCAAGGTCGATGGTCTTGAGGCTATGTACGGCACAATCTTTTTGCCGACCAAAGAAGAGCAAGAAGCGATGCTTGAAGAGCATGTCATCCTACTTGCTGAACAAATAACCAACGCAATGAACAAATCATGAATCTACTTTCTACCATACTGGACAGACTCAACCAACGCATTGAAGTCGGCAATATCTTCGACAAGATATACGGCCTCAGCGAGCTTGTAGGCGAAGGCAATGACAAAGCGTGGGCTTATTACATTGGCAATGGTCAAGCCGTTCCTGTGACCGACTTTGATGCGAAGCAGGGCACATTGTTCTGGGCCAAGCGTGGAAAGATAACAGTGGCCAAGAATGACTCTTTGAGATTGGCCGGCTGCAAGTCTATCTATGAGACTAAGTTCAGCATGACGGCCTATGCAATGGTGCGCAAATCGCACTTACCTTGCGATGGAGCTGATGCGCAGGATTGGGTAGCATCGAGAGTGCTGAGGTTAATCAGCGGAACGGATCCGCAATTCAAGACCGCAATTGGTGTCATCGCTTATGAGGTTGTGCCCAATGGATACCAGAATGAGATCCGTTACTTGCCGGTTAATTATGAGTGGGCCGCTGTGGCAATTGATGTAGATGTGAATGTAAGCACCTCAAGCGAGGACGGCTGCTACGATACTTGCGCAACTGGAGACATTCCCCTCCCAGACTTTGAACCATGCACGCCATGCTTGACCGAGGTTGCTGTGGATGGAGTGACAATAGTCGGAAATGGTACACCCTCCGACCCGTTAATCGCAGTCGGAGGCGGTGGGGGCGGTGCTTTAATAGCCTTGCCGTTTACGACCGACCATTTAAGCGCAACGGGTAACGCTTACGCGATTGGTAACATCGTTTGGTATAACGGTAATGTTTATCGTTGCATCGCGGCGAACGATTCAATTTTGCCAACAAATACGACCTACTGGGTTAATCTTGGTGCAGGATTTCCAACGGTACAACAGCCCTCAGATTGGAACGCAACAAGCGGCAATAATCAAATATTGAATAAGCCGACGATTCCTGTTTTGCCTGCGACAATCGTTGAAGATGTTACGGCAACCGCGCCTCTGAGTTCAAGCGGTGGGGCTAACCCTGACATTAGCATCACGCAAGCTGACTCAACCACGGACGGCTACCTCAGCTCTGCCGATTGGAATACCTTCGATGGCAAGTTCGATACACCAACAGGAACAAGTTCGGATTACTTGGATGGCACGGGCGCACCAACGTTATTCCCAACGCTTACAAATGGCACGGTTACTTCGGTTGCGGCAACAGTACCTAACCCGACAAATCCTGCATTCAGCGTTAACGTACCTAACCCAACCACTACCCCAAGCGTTGATATAACAGCCAACGGACTTGTAAGCCAGTACGTTCGTGGCGATGGCTCTTTGGCTAACTTCCCATTAGGTGGTGGCGGTGGCGCATCGGTTAACTATTATCTCAACGGGTCAATAAGTCAGGGGACGATTGGAGGCAATGATTACTTTCAAATGAGCCGCGTGCCAGTGCTCGGAGGTGGCACGAACTTCACACGCACAAACGCGCAGGGCAATGGCTACATCGCACAATTCATAACGGATGCAGGCGACCCAAACCTTTTGGCAATCCCTTCAGGCAATTGGAACTTCGAGACCTACTTCAATGCTTCGAGTAGCGGTGGCAATCCGAGCTTTTACATGGAGCTTTACAAGTACGATGGCGCAACCTTTACGCTCATATCTTCAGGCTCTACAAATCCCGAAGCGATTACAGGCGGCACGGTAGTCGATTTGTATGTAAGTGCGCTTGCAGTACCTTCGACTGTATTGCTTGCAACTGATAGGCTCGCAATACGCATTTTCGTAACTACTTCGGGGCGAAACATTACGCTGCACACTGAGGACAACAACCTCTGCCAAATAATCACAACTTTCACCACAGGGCTAAACGCATTGAATGGCTTGACCGCGCAAGTGCAAAACTTCGCAACGGGTACAAGCGGCACGGATTTCGGAATTAGCTCGGTAACTGATACACACACTTTCAATCTACCAACTGCCAGCGCAAGCAACAGAGGTGCATTAAGCACAGCGGATTGGAGTTTATTCAATGGCAAGTTCAACACGCCAAGCGGCACGACAGCGCAGTATGTGAGAGGCGATGGTTCGCTTGCAACCTTTCCAACTGTGCCGCTGATTTACAAAGACCTAAACAACCAATCGGCGGTAACAGGAAACACCAACAATAACAAAGTTGTTAGTGTTCTGATTCCTGCCAACACGATAACAGTTGGAAACATTATCGAATTCAAGGCAAGGTTAGGCAAGACGGGAGGGGCTGGTATTTCCACGCTGCGAGTATATGCCAACACAGCCGACTCAATTGTAAGCCCTGCACCAACGCTATTACTTACAATTGCTTTGGGTTCAATTGGACAAACCTATATGGGTATTGACAGAACCGCCATAGTAAAAACAGCAACCAATACGCAAACAGCACAAGCCAACGCATCGATTCCAACTGATGCAGCAATTGGCACTGCATCACTAACCGCTTCAAACATCGATTGGACGGTTAACCAGTATATCATTTTCGCAATTCAGAACGGCGCAAACGGCGATTCGACTGTGCTATCATACTATCAAATCGAAATCAAATGACAAACGTAAACATCACTTCCACAAATATCGAGTTCACCTCAACGGGCTTGCCGTGGCTTAATCTAATCGAGCCGCGCTGGGAGGCTGTGGATGAAACATCCTTTCACGTAATAACTGAGCAGGGCGTGTTCTGCATCACAGTAACAGAACACAAACTAAATGCGCAAAAGTTTAAGAGTTCAAAAGATGCGTTAGAGTATCTGAATAATTTCTAACTTTGTAAAAACTAACCAACTATGGCAGGCGTTAAAGTAACTGATTTATTAGCATTAGGCACGGCAGCAGCAGACGATATACTATACATCGTAGATACAACCGCTGACCAATCTAAAAAGATTGAGGTGCAAGATATCTATTCAGGTATGCCACAGTTTAGTAGTGGTAACTACACGCCAACAATAAGCGGAGCGAATGATTGCGTCCCTACGGTATTACGTGCGCTTTATAGCCGTGTAGATAACATCGTAACGATGAGTATTTATTTAGATGTTGATTTAGACGCTGGCATCACAACAGGCAGTTTCAATATTAGCCCACCAGTTGGTTCAACTTTCACAAGCCCTCGCGATGCCTTTGGTGTTATAACACCAATTACAAACCCTTTTTCTGAATTAATTAGCACAGTTGTTAGTGCCGATACTGCTTCAAACCAAATTAGTATCTTGGTTGAGCTTTCAGTAGCAGATGCTGCAATAACCGTTGTTGCCAACATCCAATACATCATTCTCTAAATGCGCAGCACCTCGCTTCTCGGTCTGAACCTGATTAAGAAGTATGAGGGCTTGCGGTTGAGTTCATACCTCTGCCCTGCTGGAGTGCCGACAATTGGATATGGCAGCACTCGCTACCCGAACGGCAAGAAGATTCTTTTAGGCGAAAAGCTCGCAAGCGAAAAGGAAGCAACGCAATTGCTACTCGCTACACTTTCGCCCTATGAGGATGCAGTAAATAAGCACCTGCCGAATTTAAATCAATGCCAATTCGATGCGTTGGTGGCATTCAGCTACAATGTTGGCACGGGTGCACTCATCAAATCCACGTTGCTCAAGAAAGCCAAAGCAAACGCAGCCGACCCTTCGATACTGGATGAATTCCTGAAGTGGAACAAGGCAGGCGGCAAAGTCCTTACAGGGCTAACCAATCGCAGGCGTGAAGAGGCGAATCTGTATTTCTCACTTTGTAAAGTTTAGGGCGCAATTGCTCCAACACTCGTTCGTGTTTCGCGTAATTTAAACCATGCGAAAACGTGCTACCAAACCAAGGCGAATCATCGATATAATCGTAAAGCATTGGCGTAGCACAATCGGAAGTCTTATGATATTAGTTTCAATCTTTCTACTAATCTTTAAAGTCATATCCACCGAAACACTTGCGGCAATTGTAGCAACCCTAATCGCCGCAGGATACATACCAAAAGCCAAAGACGATGCAGCAAGTTCGTAGGGATACAATAAAGACCGTGCGCCATAGTAAGGTGAATGTCGACACTATGAGCTGGGAGGCGGCTAATGCAGACACAAGCTTTGCGCAAGCTAACCGCGAAAGCTTCGAGGCTGTCATGGCACAACCGAAAGCAAAGCCCAAAATAGTTTTAACCGCATTCGACACTATTCAGCCCTGCGATGTATCTTTGTTAGCAGCCCCAACGTACTACACCGCGAAACCTCAGCCCGTAAGAAATACCCAAGATTTGGAGATGCCTATGAACTACGATATACTTTTAAACGGCATTGTGTTCAGCTTCACTCTGTGGATGTCGGCAAAGTACCTTATGACATGCGGCGCTGCATGGTCAAATCTTTTGCAGGACTTACGTAAAGAATTAGCCTAAAAGTTCAATCCTTGCCTTATCTTTGCGATATGGCAAGCCTGCACATCCTTGAGTCGAGCATCGACCTCTTCTATGTGATCACCGACAAGGATGGCAATATCGTCACCTCCAATGATTTGTTCAAGGAGTACAGCAGCCATATTAAGCCTGGCAACATATTGGACATTGCGGCCAATGATTCCGATCGGGATGAGTTGCTAACTGCAATCAAAAAGTCGCAGAAGAAAGCACCGGACCCGATTCGCACCTATGCCAAGACAAAGCAGAAGATGGCCTCTGAGCGTTACAATATGTGGAATATTTATTCCATTGTTGACATGCTGCACTTCATCGGGATTCAACTTGTCGATGTTACTTCCATAAGCAACCATGAGCATGAACGCCAGAAGATCCTTCTGGAAGAGTTCCGTTTCATGCTATCTCACGAACTTCGCCAACCATTGACTTCAATCGGAGGCTTGGTGAAGATGATGATTGAGCACGACAATGCAACGGATCAGGAGCGCAATGATGTGATGAAGATGCTTGCAAATAGCGTTGATAAGCTTGATGATGTCATCCGGCTATTAGTTAAGAAAGCAACCAGGCAAATATGAACAACCTACCGGCTACCGATTGCGAATGTGATGAGCGACTTGTAAAGGTCCTGGCTGTTTATATTGCAGAAAAAGCTATGCCGCTGAAGGTGGCGGCTGATATCTTGCTCAATGAATTGCGCAATAAGGATGAGTACATCAAACGACTTAACGAACTAATCAAATGCACCAGAGCAACATCAGCACACTGAGCCTATTGGCAATCTGCTTATTCATTTTGCTGCTATTGCTTCGCACATGCGGTGCATTGAGTGAATCGGAAAGCAATGCCATGTATCTTGATTCGCTGAATTCGGAGTATACTGTGCGCATCGCAAGGGATAGTTCCAAAATCCACAGCCAAGCCGTCCAGCTCGCGGCGGCAGGCACCAAGCTGCGAGCCTTGCAGCTGCGAGAGCCTGAAGTGGTGGTAAGATATCAGACGCGGACAAAGGTGGTGACGCAAGTCGAGCTTGGCGAGACAGTCTACATCGACAGCTTTCCGCACTTGCGCCTGCCAAGGTCATTCAGCCGAGAGGGGAAGTTCCTTCAGATAGGTGGCTCAATAAACCGCTTAGGAAGGCTTCAAATCGATTCTATTATAATTCCGGTAAGTTATACCGTTGCAATTGGAGATACGCTGCGTAAGGGCTTGTTTTCGCGTAAGCGTGACAAGGTTGTTCGCCTTGGAATAGACAATCCATACGTAAGCGTGACAGGAATGCACAACGTGATTGTGGCCCAGCCTCCCAAAAAGTGGTATCAGACTCAAGTTGCAGGGGCGGTATTCGGTGGGCTTGTCGGCTTTGCGATTTGTCGCGCAAAATAATTGCGTTGATTATTAAGCACTTGCGATTTTTTACGCTGGTGGTTTGCTGTTTTCTTTGTTTTTAATTTGCAGAATCAAAAAAGCTGTGTACATTTGTCAAACAAAACAATTATACACATGCACACACCAGAACTCTCAACAGCAACGACCTTCAAGAATTGGAAGGGCACAGAATTTTTTCATTACAATCACTTAACCGGCACTATGGTCATGGTTGTAAATGACGGCTGCATCAAAGGGCTATACACCCGATGCGATAGCCAAGCCGCTAACCTCGCACGCCAATACCATCGCAGCATGGAGCATGGCGTTGCACCAGAGAAACGCCTTTGGGATCCTTGCAAGATGGATGAATTCCACAACAACTTTGCGCTCGTTACCGAGTATCTTCACGAACAATCAACTCAAGCACTTTTAACCTCAATTTAATCTTTAAACCATGAAAGCACCAGTAAACTCTGGCAATGGCTCAAGCCGCCAAATCGCTCCCGAAGGAGCACACGTAGCAAGATGCTACCAAATCATTGACAAGGGAACCACATTCGATGAGAAGTGGGGAAACAAGAAACGCAAAGTGCAATTCTTATTTGAACTGCCACTTGAAACCGCAGTCTTCAGCGAGGACAAAGGAGAACAGCCTTTCTATGTGAAGACAGTATTCAACCTCAGCATGGGCGAAAAGGCATCACTTCGCAAGTTCGTTGAATCATGGATTGGCAAAAAGATGACCGATGCGCAAGCTGGAGACTTCGACATCATCAAGCTACTCGGCCACTCTTGCATGGTAAACATCGCACACAACGGCAAAGACGACCGCACCTATGCGAATATCATGAGCATCTCTCCGCTTCCAAAAGGCATGGCGTGCCCTCCAGCAGTGAACGAATTGCTATCTTATGACACGACCGAACACAGCGATGCAGTATTCAACAAGCTGCCGGACTTCCTTCAGGAAGATATTCGCAAATCGGATGAGTGGATTGCTCGGACTACTGCCAAGCCTGCCGCTGTGCCAGCTCCAAAGTGGGAGAGCACAACTGTAACTGATGAGCCGGATCTCGACAGCTTATTCGCTAACGACTCAGACGGCCTACCATTCTAAAAATAACAAAGGCCGAGGACACACAACACCTCGGCCTTACTCACATATCAAAACACATGAACAGCATCGCAAAGATAACAATTCCAATCGAGAAATTGTATCAGACAATAAATTCAGCTGAGGTATTGTCAGCCCAGCAAATAATCGAACGCAACAGCTATGAAGGCGTAGCGTATCCAATCGATAACGTAATGCACTACGCCGCTGCATCCAATGCAATAGCGGAAGTGAACAAGGCCATAAAGGCCATTCAAGATGCTCGCAAGATGGTCACCGGTCCTCTCGATGCCTACAAGAAAGAACTCATGCGCATCGAGTCAGATGCAACAATGCCGCTGCAAAGCTTCATCGCATCGACAAAAACGGCAATGCTCGAATATAACGCAGCTTGCGAGAAGCAATTCGCAGCCGAGCAAGATAAGGCCACGACACTTGAGAGCCTTGTGGATAAGACCGCTGAGGTGAGCATCCAGCACAGCCACATCAAAGGCATTCGCACCATCCGCCGCGCTCGCATCAACGGCGAAGTAGACTGGATGAAGGTGCTGAGTGTCCTGTTCGGCTCAGGAATGTACAAGCCCGAAGACCTCACGCAGAACCTACTCAAGGCAATGATGAAGTGCGGCGTGTATTCCATCGCAGGCATCGAGATTTATGAAGAGAAAATCCAAACAATAACACGCTAAACATGAAACCAGTAAACAACAAATCTTTGCTCCATTTTATTTTTGATCAAATGGAGAAGCTCGACACGAATGAAATTTCGGTTGACCAAGCCAAAGCACAAGCTAATTTAGCAAAGCAGGCAAATAATTCGTTAAAGTATGAGCTCGATAGGGCATCAACTCAAATGAGAATTGAAAGCCATAATCGAGAATTTGGAAGCTTAGTAAGTTTGAGGGAAGTTGAATCTAAAAACTTTGAGGAATGAACACCGAAAAAATAATTCATACATACGGCGAATGTAAATGCTTGCCGCACGAAAAACATATAGACCGATATTTTTCAATAACAAGCCCTTTCGACAATATACAACAGCATATTCAAGTTTGTAATTCGTATATAGGCTTATTGATTAAACAAAAATGCTTTAATAATGATTGGCGTAATACTTACGATTATTGCGTTGAATCAATAATAAAAGAGGTTTTTAGCTGGGTTTCTGAATTAGAGGTTAATTATAGTATTAAAAGATACCACAGAACAAACAGTTATAGTTTTATTGCAAATGGTTTTTGGTTTAACATATGTGAATTTCCAAGAATATCAATAACGGCAAGATATACAAAAGCCTCTGAAATAATTTTAACAGGCAACGCAACTAATAATTTTATAACAGACTATTGCAATGGCATAAAAAATTATTTAGAAGGAAAAAAAACAAAAGTAACTTCTAATTTACGCAGCTTGTTGTTCAATCTTGAAAAATACCCTTATCGCAATAAACCATTGGTTTTGGATATTGCTAATGAGATTCTAAACCTTGAAATAAAACATAAAACAGAAGTAACACGATGAAGCACAACCCTACCAAGCAGGTGCGCGCAATACTTGAGCGCGTGCCTGCAACACGCAAGAGCGATGCAAGGCTAATCGCTTACGTCTGGGCCGACACTATCGGCTATGAGAAACTGAATGCAACAACTGCAAAGGAAGTACTCGACATGATGAGCGAGGGCAAACTTCCAGCTGCCGAAAGTATCCGCAGAGCACGCCAAAGAGCACAACGGTCTAACCCAAATTTGAAGTAACACCATGAAAACACCAGTGCAGCAATTAATGACAGAGCTCAGAGAATTGCATCCAGAATTCTTTGACGTGCATAGCGACAAAGGCAGGCAGTTCCTAAACAACTTTCACAAGTATATTGCAATTGAAAAGGAATTGATAGTGAATACCTACAACGAAGGCGCACTCGATGGCTTGCAGTTAGGGGAGGAATATTACAAAATCACTTTTAAACCATTAGACTATGACACGCGATGAATACATCAGCTACCCAGCAGTAAGCGCAAGCAGGATCAAACGATTCTATACTGGAGACATCAGCTATGCAAAGGCATCGCTGAACTATGGCAAGGACTTTCACTATTCACTACTTGAATGCGACTACGAGACAATGGGCGATGCAGTGCGCAACACCTATGATGCAATTCACCAGGTGGAACTACTTGGCGAGCTATTCGACAAATCCGAGAAGGAGCGCATTGTGGTAAGCGAGCTCACAGTTGGAGGTAAGACCGTACTCGCCAAGGGTGCGATGGATATCTGCTGGGATGAGATGAAGATAATCGCTGATGTGAAGACCACAACGGCCAAGAATCTGCAAGCCTTCGCTGATGACATGATAAAGCACTTCAACCATGTGCAGGCTGTGTGGTACTGCATGTTGATGGGCTGGGATCCGAAAGACTTCTACTACATCGGCGTGCCTCCAAAGGTCAAGAAGTCTGGGCAGTTCAAGGACCTCTACCTCTACCGCCACAACCAGCAAGAGCTTGACCATGCTTATGAGCTCATTGCAGGATTCCTCAATCAATTCGATGGCAACTATGGGAAATAAGTATAGCAAAGAGGTGATTGACTACGTCATCCAGCACTATCCAACAACGCGCACAGCAGAGATGGCTGAGGTGCTTGGCATAAGCCAGAACAAGGTGCACCAGCTCGCGAACTCTCGCGGCATCAAAAAGACAAAGGAGTACATCCGCAAAGTACATGGTCCTGTTGTGGCACTTGCCGGAATAAACAACCGATTCTACAAAGGCCAAGAGGCTTGGAACAAAGGAATCAAAGGATTTAACAACGCACCAAAGCACACGCTATTCAAGCCGGGCCATCT